TTCTGTTGTTAGTTTTAAATCTAACATAGCTGATTTATATTCATCTGAAGTTCCATATTATTTTTTTACTTATGTTTAACGTTGGTAATGTGGTTTATACGGTTGTTAGCCACAAGTTTAAAGAAAGTACCGTATATTTTTGACTTCTTTTCTGACTTGTTTTTCAAATGACGTTCCCTTCCCTTCGTATTGCGTTGATTCGTCTTGCAATATGGCAGTTACAATACATTTTGGTAAAATCATAGGGCTGTTATTTTCATCCCACGAATCAACATCTATTGCCCCTGAATTTAAAGCCTTTTCTACTTTTTTAATCATAGCTTCAAAAGATTCTTTTATCATATCTTCTGCTAATGATTTAATCTTGTTCTTTTTTTCTTGTGTTGTCATAATTATTTAATTTTAAAGTGTTTACTAATAAAAACCTGTGGCTAACAAAGGCTATAAGTAATGCAGCCACCAAGTGTAGTGCTTAATTGATACGGATAGCAAGGCTGCACTACTCATAGCCTCGACCGTTAATATTGATTTATTATATTGGCATATTTAATCCTTTTCCAAATTCAGGATCCGGAATTATTATTCCTAATTCAGCAAAATATTTTTGAATTTTTAATATGAAATCAGAAAATTCAATTGTATTCATCTTGCTTGTAGAAACATCTTCATAAGAAATTAAACTTTGACCAAACACTTCTACTATAATAGGTTTTCTACCTATTATTCTGTCTAGAATATACAAATGAACTTCTTCTTTCGAATATTCAACTCCATTAATGTCCTTAGAGTATTCCATTATGATTTTAACTACAACTCCCCAATAATAGGCATTTTGTCTTTTAGATCTATTGTCTGTGTATTTTGCAATAGAAACAACCACCATCTTATCTTCCCAAATTCCAAGTTTATATTTTTGGTCATGAGTAAATACAGGTAAGTAATCTTTTATAACTGTAACTATATTCATATTTTTTTATTTAAAATAACAAAGGAGCAATTACGCTCCTTTATTACCTTTGATTTATTGAAAACTAAAATGGAAGACCATCGTCTTCTTCCTCTTGATTAGAATTCTCTTTTACAGTTGAAGGTTCATTAGAATTATGTTTTAATTCCCAATCTTCTAACTGACTTTTAAATGATTTCATTTCATCTGCACTTAATTCTTTTTCTAAGTAAGACTCTTTCATTATAACAACATTAGGTTTTCCATGTTCATCCAATATTGGTTCTGCAAATGAATATTCCGTAATAAACTTTATTACTGGTTTATTGCTATTGTTAGCATCATATCCAATGTAATCTTTCTTTCTTAATGCTATTTGAAAGTAATTGTTAGTCATACTTTGGGCAAATTTCTTTGGATCTTTTTGTCCAAAATCAGCTTTAGCTGCAATAGCTAATCTTTTTAAGTTATCTAACTTAATAGTTTTAGCTTGCTCACTTTCATTTCCACTTACTCTAAATAATTTGCATTTACATCTAGATTCATATTCATCTTCTACAATGAATTGAAAATACGGACATTTTCCATTCCCAGGTTCTACTAATTCATATTCAGTTATTTTAACTTTATGAAGGCCTGCTTTTAAATATTTACCTTCTCTAGTTTCTGGACTGAAACTTTTAATTTCATTTAATTCATTTTCATTAAACATACTATTCTCCTTTATAATAATTTTCAATTTTTTCGATAAGAACTTTCAAATCGTTTTCCATTTTTAATGGAAGCATTTCCATTGGTGATTTAGCACTAATGTTTTCAAAACCATCTTGTTTATTTGTAATGAATTCATATTGTGGGTTTCCATTTTCATCTGTGTACATATGTGAATAACATACAATAACAAATTCTTTTTCAACTTTCTTTTTCCATGAACCATCTACAGCAACACATCTTTCTTCAACTCCGTTTGCTCCATCTATAGTCATATCGATTCCAATGAATATTACATATTTATTTGTATTCTTAGACATCGATAGAATATCTCCTACTTTTGTTTTATAATCATTCCAAACATCAAATCCTTGAAAAGTATCGTTTGATTTTTTGTAAATCATCTCTACTAATGAAGTAAAGCTTTCAATTACAATAACATCAGCTTTATCTGATTCTAATGCTTTATTGAATGTTTTAAAGAAAGCTGCCCAATCTTCTATGTATTGATTCATATTAAATTTTAAGGCTCCCCTAAACGGAAGTTGCTTTCTTTCTGTATTTAAAATAATAGTCCTTTCCGGATCTAAATTTCGCATACTCGTACTTTTACCTGTTCCACTTGCTCCGCAAATGAAAATATTGGCTTTTTTTTCCATTTTGATTTAGTTTAAATTAATAAAAAAATTTTTATTGTTTCGAACAGTATTTACAGTATTTCTGTCAATATGTTCTTTAATTATATTACCACTTAGTAGATGTGATATTTGCGTACATTTATTCAATGTTTCAAAATTGTCAAATTTATCAAATAACCTTATGATATTCTCTATCTTTAGATTAGAAGAATTTTTATAAATCACTATGTTTCTTTTGTTTGACATCATAACAAATATACAAAAAATATACTATAACCTTCTTTTTCTTCTTGGAATTTTTCTTCTTTCACGAAAATCATAACCGTTACCTTCTTTATCTATTTTCTTTCGATAATTCTTTCGAAGTTTTAATTTGAAAAATCCAGTAACAGTTAGATCGTAGTGTAAAATCATCATTTTTCGAAAAGATTTAAAATATCTATAAAGTATTCTTTTAACTACTCTAGGATGTAATCCTGTTTCTTTAGCTATAAGATTAACTATTCTCTCATGATTATATTTCTTTCTCATCTATTCTGTGCATTGAGATACTACTATGTAAATTCTGACGAACTGATTCACTCAATTCTGATTGGTCATTGTAAAACTTAGTAATATCTGGTTGAAATAAAATATCTACACTTCCGGTTCCAATACTTCTGCCTTTAGCTATAATTATCTCAGCATTTTCTACCAGTTCTTTAGATCCCATGTTATAGTATTCTTCCCTATGTAGGAAAGCTACAACATCAGCATCTTGCTCAATACTTCCTGATTCTCTTAAATCACTTAAAACAGGTCTTTTGTCTGATCTACTTGCATTGTTTCTGTTTAATTGTGATAATGAAATAATAACAATATTTAATTCCATAGCTACTTCTTTAAATCTTCTTGAAATAGTTGAAACTTCTTGTTCTCTATTGTTAGTTTTCGTGTCGCAATTGACTAACTGCATATAATCAATGATAACTAATTTCACATCGTGTTGAATGACATGTTTTCTAATTTTATTACAAATGGTAGAAAGCTTACTTGAACGATCATCTATAAAGAATTTCTTATCTTCAATTTTAGCCATATACTTATGTATTCTTGTCCATTCATTTTCATTGATTTGCTTCTTTCTAAGAGCCTTTAATTTAACATTTGTATTAAGTGCTATAACTCTATCTAATAATTGATCTGCCTTCATCTCTAGCGAGAAAAATGTAACAGGAACATTAATGCTAATGTTATAACTAAAAATTTGCAATACAAATGAAGTTTTACCCATAGAAGCGTTGGCCGCTATAATTACAATATCCGGAGCCTTAAAAGCATAAATGAAATTATCTACATTAGAGAGTCCAGTTCTAATTAAGAAACCTTCATCTTTATTGTCTTTTTCCTCTTTCCATTGTGTAAGCCTATCTATTGGAGATAATTCATCTACATCTCCTAATTCTTGAACCTTATAAAGTTCATTACTAACGTGGCCAATAATATCATCTATTGGAACGTATTGTTCACAATCATCTTTAATTCTTTCCGCTAACAATTCTAGAGAACGTAATTTATTAAATTGATTTAATTCTTTGATATGTTCTTTAATATGGGAATCTGTTTGTACAGTATCACATATTTCTTCAATAAACAAGATAATATCAAATCCAGGTTTTTTCTCGTCAATCAGTAAATCGTATTTCTTTTTACGGATTAAATTTATTACAGTTGCAGGATCTATCTTTGAAGTACTTGCCAATTCAACAATACATAAATAAATCATTCGATTTTCGTATTCTTGAAAATCATTCAATGATATTGATGTAGAATTATTGTAATAGCTGTTTTCATAATTGATAAATGTTCCTAAAACTAATTCTTCTAATTCACTATTTTTGTGATTAGTAAATTCTTTTACATCAAATATTTCTAATTGTTTTTTCATAAGTTTAATAGGATTAAAACAAAGGGCAGTTAAGCCCCTTGCTTTATTTAACGTAGTGTTTAAATATACTTTTAAAATCTTTGATAAACATTGTATAAACAACTCCATCAACGATAAAGTAATTACCTACTTTTTCTAAGGTAATTTTACATCTTATTTCTTCATTTTCATAGAAATATTTACTTTTATTCACAAAACTCATTGGATAATATTTTTAGTTTTTGTTCTTTAGATAAAACAGATTTAAGATCTTCATAATCATCTAAATCGAAATATTCTAATTCTCCATCAATTGAATCTGGAATTACATCACGATAATATTCACCTTTAGACATTGTTTTATCGTCTTCCATACCTTCTGTGTAATCATATACACCGTAAATCAGACATCCACCTTCTTCATATTGATTTTCACCATTTATATCAAATTTAATACATAGGTTTTTAATGAATGGATTTACTGGATTCCAAGCAGATTCAGCCTGAAATGATATTGAATCATCATTATCAGATAATTCTAAATCTGCTTCACTTATGATTATCCATTTAGTTCCAAATCCAGTATATGGATCTTTTCTTTCAGCTTCATTCCATTCTTTTAATGGAATATCAGTAAGTATTTGATTAGGTAAATGTTCATATTTTTCAATAAGCCATTCTCTAATAAACATTACTGCTTTCTTTAAATTTTCAGGATTTCCTGATAATGTAATCCAATTGCTACAATGATTTGCCATAATTTTAATGTATTAAAAGGTTTTCTAAATATTCAAAAGCTTTTTTATTAATATTAGCTTTTTCTCCATAAAGCAATCCATTATCCACACCTCTAATTAAATGATTCGTAGCATATGTAAATCCATTAAATAATCCAAAAGCATTATTGCCTTTGTTTTCCATTTCCATGTCAATAGCTTTAATGAAAATATCTGCTTTCTTTTGCATCCTAGTAGATAATTTCTTCCCTTCTTGATAAGAAAAGTCTTTAACAATTATTTCATTAATCATTTTTAAAGCTAAGTCTTTACTTACTATGTTACTTTGGAATATCTTTAGTTTTTCTATAAGTTTCAATTCGTAACTTAATGCCAGATCGATGTGTTTATCAAGATTATCTGAAATCTCTTGTAATTGCAATGAATGTCTAAAATTTAATTTAGATTTTGAATTAAAATAATGAAATTGATTTGAACAACTCATTACTTTATTTCCAATAACAAATTTAAATGCTCCGGTACAATCATTGTGATTGATTAATGTAATGTACCTTGTTAGCTTTTCATCACCAATGATTTTCATGCCATTTATTTCAAATTGGATAAAAACTTTTTTCCCTTTATGAAAATGACCTGCTTTTATTAATTTTAATTCACCATAGTTTTCTGCAGCTTTTAGTGTTGCTTCAACCATAACTTCATTTTGCATTGGTAAATATCCAGCACCAACCACATTGAGCTCATCACCTGTATCCATTCGAAATAATGAATATTTATTGGATCTGACTGTTTCGTCATTCCAATTGTAATACAATGGTGCTTTTCCCATTGACCAATCTAATCCATTGTTAGATAAAATTTCTTTAACATTTTCCATAATTTATAATTTTTAAATACAAAGGACAATTAAGCCCTTTGTAATCTTCTTATTCGAATGATTTTACTTGATTAACGACATTCTTTTGTTCTTGATGTCGTTTTTTATAGTTTTTCCCTCTTAATTCAGGGTGTAACTCTTGAATTTTTTGTCTAGATCTTCTAATACTTTCTGTAGATGGATATTTACCTTTTAGAAAATTCTCTGCAAATGTTCTAAATTTAAATGTAGGTAATCTTAATCCAGGTTCATATTCAGCGTAAATTTTAAGTATTAATAAATTATCATCATCTCTAGTTTGTGGATTTTCAGTTAAAATCATTGTCACTAAATCTTTCACTATAAGTATATTCATGGATTTTAATTTTTTACAGGTTAATAATAGCAATGTGGTTTATGCAGTTGTTA